TACGTTTGCAGAAAAGGGTACAGACGAAACTACTCCAACTGCCGGTACATATAATTATAGAACAATCGCTGATGCTGATACAGCTGAAGCTCTTGATTTGGGCGATGTAACTACTGTTACTGCTATTGTTCTTTATGCTATTGATTATGACGTTTTAATTGATACAACTTATTCTGCTTCATTTAGTTCAGAACTAACGGCTAAAGCAGGTGGAATACCAGTTGTTATTACTTATCCAACTGGAACTGTATACGTTCAAGGTGAAACTGGCAAAACTTCAAAATTTGAATATTTGGTTATAGGAACTACGTAAGATTAGGAGGAATAATGGCAAGTCTTATTTTGACATTTCAAGACGTCTACACCAGAGTAAGTGACTTTCTTGGTATAGGAACCTCTCCTGCTGGTACAAATCTTACTAAAGTTAAGGATATTACTTATAGAGCTTATAGGAAGTTTTTATTTCCATATAATCCACAAACTCATCAAATTTATATCTGGAGTTTTCTTCGACGTACTGGTTCAATAGAAACATCAATAGGTAAGTATGATTATAGATTACCCGATGATTTTGTTGGTTTAGTTTCTGGGTTTAAGTTTGATGCAGGTGAAAACAAAGATAATCCGCAGAGAATAGATATATCTAAATTTAGAGCACTAAGAAGTATATCCGTTACAACTGATACTCCAGAATATTATGCTATTACTTCTAGTCCTTATGATGCTGATGCTGGGGTATCTTATGAGGTTTGGTTCTATAAAACTCCAGATGCCGTATATATTTATAAGTATGAGTATATTTTTGATCCAGTTAAACCATCAGCAACAACTGATATATTTGTAGGTGGAGTAAAGGGTTCAGAAGTAATAATGCAACTTGCATTAGCTATAGCTGAGTTACAAGAAGATGATATTGCTGGGCCGCAGAATGATAAAGCAGATATGCTGCTTGCCGCTTTTATAGCTTATGATCAACAATATATTCCTAATGCTATTGAAGATGACCCTGATTTAACTCAGTCAATACCAAATTTTAGACGTGAGGCTTTATTAAGATCGTTACAACCACCTGCGGCTGGGGGATAATATGGCTAACTTAGAATTAACTTTTGAGGGCTTGTACAAAGCAGTAGGTAGGTTTCTAGGTTGGGAAGACCCTACAGATAAACAACTACGAATTGTAAAAGATATAATTTATCGGGCTTATCGTCAATTTTTATATCCCATTGACAGGCGAACAAATAGACAACATCGCTGGAGTTTTCTTTACAAACACGATGTATTAAAAACTATACCTGATAAATGGGAATATGTTTTACCACCAGATTTTGCTAATGAATTATTATTCTTTGAGCATGATACTAATACATCTTATACAAGACCTGTATTTAAAGATTATGCAGATATATTAAGATTTAGAGCATTAAGCAATTCAAGTAGTTATCCAAGCTGCTTTGCTGTTCGCACTGGTAAATATGATAAAGAAGTAGGGCAACAATATGAAGTAGTATTTTATGAAACACCTAATGGTGTCTACACTATGCCGTACTGTTATATCTTTACTCCTGCTAAACCAGATAACACTACTGATTTATTAATAGGTGGAATAAGAAGTACAGAAGCAATACTTGAATCTTGTTTTGCAATAGCAGAATTACAGGAAGATGGTGCTATTAGTGTTCATCATCAGAAAGCAATTGATTTAATACAACAATTAATTATACAGGATGTTCCATTATTAGCTGACAGCGTTGGAATGAATCTGGATGTAGGAATAATAAAGACAGAGCGGTCACGGTATCTTGAACCGTTGACAAGTAATGATGTATATTATGGAGATTAATAATTACAGAGGGGGTTGTTGGACGTACCCCATATCCCTTAATGGGAAGAAAGAGAGTTAAAATGAGCAGCGGCAACTTCCAATTTGAGCGTAAAAGAAGTTATGAATTACGGCAAAGAGATATTACAGGTACTTATACTGTAAAAACTGGGACGGCTACGTATAATGGGATAATTGATAACCCCATTCAGATTGCCGATCCAGCAGCTAGTTTTACATTAACTGTGCCGGACGGGGCATATCCAGGCCAGACTTTATTTATTGGATTAACAAGTAATGCTAGTAGTGTAACAGTAACGGTTACAGCTTCAACTGGTAGTGGTGGTGATTCTACTATGGCAACAGCAGGTATGTATATGTACTTAGTGTGGGTAGATAGTACTACAGGTTGGGTGTCAGTTAAAGAAAGCGTGACAAGTTAAGGGGGATATAATGACAAAATATGCAAATATAAACGCTAATACTATATCTTCATCTGGCGGTCATGTTAGAGTTACTATTGCATCAACCATTGGACAAGGCAATGCAGGAACTTCATTAGTTTGTAAGGGTTGCCTTGTTTCCTGCCCAGCTAATAATACAGGGCCAGTAAGAATGGCAATTGGTGAGGCGGCAAGTGCTACGGTAGGAATTGAACTTCCAGAAGCGGCGTATCAAATACCATTTATTCCTGTAGATGATGTATCTTCCTTGTATTTTTATTCTGCTACTAATGGTGATATTATTGACATTCTCTACTTTCGAGGATAATAATGGGACAGTATGATAGAACAGACAAACGCTCTTGGGGTAACTCTACTTATATTATAGGGACTTCAAGTACGTGGGTTACTTTATCTGGAACTACAAAAAATTATTCTTCTGATGTGGATTTAGAGACAAATGGTTATGATGGTGTACACCTTATTGTTGAAATAGATTATGATACTACTCCAACTGATGAAGTTACAATATCAATCTATGGTTCTTTAGATGGAACTAACTATGATGATACTGCTATTTACTCTATGCAAGGAGCAAAAGGAACTGATCCACAGCAACTTAGTTTTGTTATTAAAGATTTGAATCATTTCAGAGTAGGAGTTGTTCAGACAGGGTCTACAGATAGCCATAATATAAGAGCATACTATAAAGCATGGAGAAAGATAGAGGTATAGAAATGGCAGATATTCATGTTCTTACTACACCTAAAACAAACGGCAAGAGGGTTATAAATGTCGTATATCATATTCCAATAGTAACTCCTAAAAATGGAGTTGTTGTTACTCCTACAAGTTCTATATCATCATTACTTGATACTGGTGAAGCTGCTGCTTTAGCGGCTGGAACATTATATGAATGTAGTAAAACTTTTATTAAAGAACCAGAACAAAGTCTGGCTGATTGCAGAGATAAAGTTAAATTAGGTTGGACTAATATTGCTACTGAATATAATGCTTACTATGATTTGACTTATGAATACTATAATACTGATATTGATGTTTGACTGGATGACCCGATGCTAATATTAAAACCACCAAGAGGAACTCAATTAAATCTTACTCATCCTTTATCCAGAGGATTAGTTGGTTGCTGGCTAATGAATGAAGGATGTGGTGGTACTATATTTGATAGTTCGAGGAATGGAAATACTGGTACTTTAGCTACTGGAACTGCTGCACCAACTTGGGTTCCTGGCCCACGTGGAACCTGTCTGAGTTTTGACGGTGGGGATTATATTAATTGTGGTAGTCCGATTCTATGTAGTCCAATAACTTTTGTTGTTTGGATTAATCCTTCGATCATTACTGGTAATTATATTTCTATTGCATATGGTCCTGACGCAAGTAGTTACATTCAAGTATGGAACTATTATATTCGGTTTAGCATAAATAATAGCCTTCTCACCACCTACCCAATTACTGCGGCAAATGTTCGATATTCCGTAATTGGGACTTATGATAAATCTTTAGGTTCCTCTAATATGAAACTGTATGTAGATGGAATATTAAGGGATAAAAAAGACTCCACCACTGAAATAAATACTGGTTCTTTAACTATTGGAGCATATAAATACAGTGGTTCGTATATTTTCGGATTCAACGGTCTCATCGACACCCTCTTAATATATAATCGTGCATTGTCTGCTGCCGAAATTGCCCAGCTTTATCAAAAACCATTTTGTATGTTCGAGGAATAAATGAAATCATATAATTTACGTTCAAGAGCCAAAAAAATAATTAGATTTAGTATTAGAAAACGTAGAGGTAAGATTGGACTAAGTATTGAGTGGTGCTATACTCCAAATATAAAAGACTATAAGTGGTTAGATATTAGTCTTGTTATTTTATGTATATCTATAAATATTAAATTACATTGGAAAGTCAAAGAAATAGTAGAGGATAACTAATGGCAGTTTATTCAGAAAAAAATAAGAAAGAATACTTAAAATATTTTGAACGTACTAAGAAACAAGGAAGGCGGCCTCAAACATTTGCTTTGTGGCGTAAGATAAAACGTATGGGAGGTTCTCGGCAGATGCAGGGACAGCTTAGAGGATTAAGTCAAGATGATGCCGCTGAAATATATAAAAAATTTGGGGTGAAATAATGGCAGTTCAAGAAATAAATCTACCTCTTGGGGGACAGTCGGAAGGATTCCAACCAGATAAACAACCAACTGCTACAACAGGATATTGTCAAAATATAAGACCTCGTGATGTGTTGGAAAACAAGTTACGTATTGGTCAAAGACCTGGATTAAAGAAAGCATATAGTCAGCAGATTGGCGGAGCTGCAAAGCCTGTAATTCAAATATTATCTATTACGACAGTAGATTAACATGGCGTCTTTACATGATTATTATAATTCTGGTGATGATGGTTATTGGGCTGATTACGGTAGCGGATGGTTAGCTCAGACTTTTACTGCTACTGCTGAATATACCGTTACAAGTGTGAAGTTGAAGTTATTTAGAACTGGTAGTCCAGGCACAATAACCGCAAGCATAAGAGCCACAGATGAAGGTGGTTTACCAACAGGAAGTGACTTGCAAAGTGCTACTGGAACTACAGATGGAAACACTCTTACTGACACTGGTTCAGGTGAATGGAGAGAGTTTACATTATCTGCTAGTGTTCCATTAAATGTCTCGACTCAGTATGCTATAATAATCAGAATTAGTGGCGGAGATACAAGTAATAAGTTTTGGTGGAAATATGATGATAGTTCTCCGACTTATACTACGGGAAACATTGCCTATTCAGCTAATTCAGGTTCCTCTTGGACAGAATCTCTTACAAGAGATTTTATGTTTGAAGTTTGGGGAATTGGAACTATACCAACAGAAAAAATTTACTCCAGAAAGTTTGTTGCTATAGGAAACAATGAAGTTTGGTATGAAACTTCTGCCGGAACGATGGAAGAATTAACTGATGCAAATGGAGATATAGATTGCTCGCAATCATTAATGGCTCTTGAAGCATATCAGAAAATATTTATAGTTAATAAGACTAACCTTAAAGTAGCAGATTTTGTAAATACTAAAATAGCTACAGATGATGCTGGAGAAGTTGTATGTACCAGGGGAATGACTTTAACCGGTGGAACATCAGCAGCTTCAATGATAGTAGACTACGTAGATGCTGTAACAGATGATGCAGCGATGAATGTATATGGATATAGAACTACTACTGCTACATTTAGTTCCGGCGAAACAGTAACAGGCACAAACTCTGCTGGGGCCACTGTTTCATTTGTTACATCTGCTGCTGAGACTGCTCCGCATCATTGGTATAACTGGACAGTGTTTGGTAATGATACAACTACTTATGGCACGATGCCCACATCATCTTCTATAATTGCTTTATATAGAGGTCGAATAGTTTATAATGATGATTTACGTCCTCATGCTTGGTATATGTCTGCTGTTGAAAACCCCTGGAAAATAAAATATGATTATGATACAGACGGTGACTTATCAGCAATAACATATACAAATACAAGAGTGGGAGAAGTTGGAGATATTCTTACTGCTATCATTCCTTATAAAGATGATTTACTTATATGGGGTTGTGCCAACTCTATTTGGATTCTTGTGGGCGATCCGATGGGTAGCGGCCAGAACGCACGAATCACAGACAAAACAGGTATATGGGGAAGCCGCTCTTGGTGTATAGATGACAAATCTAATCTCTACTTCTTAGGAGATGATGGTATTTATAAAATGCCTGTAAGTGAGTCTTATTCTCCACCTGAAAATATATCTAAGTTAGTACTGCCAAATCTTATTACTGATTTAGATTTAGATAAATCACTTCATCGAGTTGTTTTTGAATTCGATCCGATAGGTTATGGTATTCATATTTGTAAAACTTTGCTTTCTGATGGAACTAATACTAACTACTGGTTTGATTTAATGACTGGTGGTTTTTATCCAGAAAATTATCCAGCCTCGTGCGGAGTTTTTTCATCTTATTATTATCCAGCTACAGATGACACTTATAAAAAATATCTTGTAGGATGTGCCGATGGTTATATAAGAGAGTTTGACAACTCAACTAAGAATGATACAACAACTTCTTCTACTTCTGCTATAGACTCTTACTGTACAATTATAAATAAGCTATCACCCGATGAAGATACTGAAGGCAAGATGACATGGATAAATGCTATAACAGCAGGAGGAGCAACAGGCGGAAACTTTAGTGATACAGACACAGTAGATTATTCTTTATATACTGGAGATGATGCTGAATCTGTCTTAGAGAAAGTTAAGGCTACTACTGCCTGGGCAACTGGAACTGTATATGCAGTTGGTGATTTAGTAACTTATAGTAGCACAGAATATAGATGTATAACTGCACATACTTCCGATGAAGGTGGGCCTCCAAATGAAGAACCAGATACAAATACTACCGACTGGCTTGCCACTGCTTTTGCTACAGGCACTTGGACTGGTCCTGGAAAACAAACTAAGAATAGAACTCGGATGCGTGGTGGGTGGTATGGAATAAAACTTAGAAATAATGATGCTTCCGAAACTTGGGGTATAAATTCCTTATACTGCAATATTGAAAAGGCGGGAAAGTTAAGATAATAAAATGGCAACCAATATACAAAATTTAATAGCTCAATATCAACAAACTGAAACAGAACAAAGAGAAAAGCAATTAGGTCAGCTTGAAAAAGCCAGAGGGTATTTACAGCAGATTGTAGATATTTATGGTGCTGAGGGGGCTTATGGTAAAGGAATGGAAATGGTTTTAGAATCACAGAAAAAACAGGATGTTGGTAAAGCCGCACAGACTGGTATTAGTTCTGGTTTATATGGAATTAGAAATTATAGGGCAGAGTGGGAGTCTACAGTTGGGACTAAAGCAAGAGCTACACTTGAAGATATAAGACAAGAAAGAAGGGCACAAGCATTATCAGGTTTAGCAGGATTTGAAGCAGGGGTAGAATATGAATCACCTGATTATGGGGCTTTAATGCAAGCGGTTGCTGCTGGACAACAAGTTCCATATAAGTTATCATCCCGTACGGGAACTTCTGGTGGAGTCACACAACACATTCCTTCTTGGGAAACTCCTGGAGCACCATCTTCTTATAGTTCACCAGCTACTACCACACCAGCTACTACCACACCAGCTACTACCACACCAGGTACTTCTGCTTATGGAGCTTCTCTTGCTGCTCGTCAACAACCTTTGATAGAAACTGCTGGTGCGGCCTATCAACCAGAAGTTGGATGGTGGCAAGGCAAACAATATGGTATGGGAGATTATATCGGAACAGGACAGCAAAGAGGCAGAGTTATTGGTTTTGATAAAGATGGTAAACCAATGACTACACCTGCTCCAATTTAGTAAGAATAAAATATGAGAATCAGTATACCTAAAAATTGTTCCAAGGACGTTCGGTTATGTATCCAAAACATCGCCAATGAACTTGATGCAAAGAAATCTCCCGATTTTGCAAGTCTAACTTTATCTAATTTAACCGCATCTTCATTAGTTGGAGCAAATGCTTCAAAGACTTTAGAATCAGTTACAGTAAGCACCGGATTAAATTATACTCGGCCAACATTATCTTTATCTCATCTTGGAATAGAATCTTTAACAGACCCTGGGGCAGATAGAATAGCCTTCTGGGATGACTCTGAGACTGCTTGTAAGTGGTTGAGTGCTGGCAATTCAATAGCAATAACTGATACTACGGTAGATACGATTCAGGATATAAGGACTACTGCAAGCCCTACTTTTGCTGATTTAACTATTTCAACACCTGTAAATATTTATTCCTTATCACACGATTCTTTCGCTGATTTTGCTGCCAATGAGCATTTTGTTCAAACTGCAATCACAAATGTATCTTCTGCGTTGGCAACAGGATTATTAAAAGTAACTACCGGAACAGGTGCGTTATCAGTAATAACCGATGCCTCAGCAAATTGGAATACAGCTTATAACCATTCTCAAATCGCAGGGGGAGATAGTGTCCATGTATCTACCACAGAAAACACTAACTGGGATTCTGCTTATACTCATAGCGGATTAACTT